TCCGTTTTTGAGATTATCAGTTGTGAAATCTATTGGTGTCACATTATGGCGTCAGAATGAAGACCATCAATATTCGGGAATTGCGGCACTCCATGGCGGCAGTTCTTCAATGGATTCAACAGGGGCATGCCGTCGAAATCACCCGGCGCCACCGAGTCGTTGCCCTCATGACACCTCCGTCAGCAATAAATCACAAAGTTGCGCGACCTGATTTTGCTGCACGCATGAAACAAATGTGGGGTGACAAAGTGCAGCGCACCAGTTGGACAGACTTGATCAAGGAGGATCGAGGCGACCGATGAACGCCTATGCCGACACCGGCTTCATTTGTTCACTGATGGCACCAGATGCCAATAGCGATGCAGCGCTGAAGTGCATGGTTAAGCATGCACTCCCGCTATCCTGGACGTGGCTGCATGACTTGGAATTTCGCAATGCCATGAGGCTGCGTGTTTTCCGCAAAGAGCTGACAATCGCAGAGGCTGATTTCACGATCGGCTTGCTGCTAAGTGATCTTGCATCTGGAGTGTATCGAAGGGAGGAGCCTTTGATGCACTTAATCTCAACAGAGGCCGAACGGCTCAGTGTTGGCTTTACTACCAAGATTGGCACGCGGTCGCTGGATATTCTGCATGTTGCCACGGCCTTAGTTCTTGGAGCCACTGGCTTTTTGACCTTTGACAAAAGACAGGCTGAGTTGGCCAAATCGGCTGGCCTGAAAGTGCCAAAGCTTGGATAAAAAACAGCCCTCCCCGCACGAAGCAAAGGAGGGCTGCACCCGAACCCGAGGCCCACGCCCCGAGAATTCTTTTTTAAAACACCAGCGCTATGGTGAGCGACTTGGCGGTGTTGTTACCAGCAGCAGCTTCCACCGCGACCTTGGCCCGAATGTATTGCCGCACATCGGATGGCAGGCGCACTTTGCGAATGACGGCGGCAGCACCGGCTCCGCCCGCACCCGTGACTTCCATGGAGGCCAGGGCAGCGATGGTGGCGAAGGTGATGCCGTCTTCCGAGTCCTCCAGCGTGACCGTGGCCTTCTTGGTGTCAGCCAGCGAAGGCAGCGCGGGGAGCGCGAGTTCCACCTCGAAGTGACACTCGTGCGGTGGCTTCTGGATCAGGTTGAATGAATCAGTTGTTGCCGTGGCAGCAGCGGCAGGCAGGGCCACCGTGCGGATGAGTTCAGCGTCTTTGAGAGCGTGCATAAGGATGATGAATGATTAGGGTTGTTTTGATCACGTCTCGTCGTTGGCGATGGACGCGGTGCGGATGATCGGGATGCCTTCCCATTCGGTGGGCAGTGGCGCGGGCGTGCCATTGGCGGTGGTGGCCGTGCGGCTGTTGCGCAACTGCTCGCGGGAGCGGCCATTCATGAAGATGTGAGTCGGCTCCAGCCCGAAATCGGTGAACTTCTCGTAGGCCGAGTAAAGGATGGTGTCGTTGAGCATCTTTTTGCCCGCCCCGTTTTCCTCGACGTTCTTGACTCGCACGGCGCAGTTCTTGTTCGCCAAACGCATGCCGATGCGACCTGTCATCCAGTTGGTGTAGGCCTTGTAAGGGTTGCCGTCGGTATCATAGACGGTTTCCAGATCCCACACGTCTTGCAGGCGGATGGTCTGGTTGTTGCCGAAGAGGAACTCGACGCACTCGCGGCCCAGACGCAGGAACCACACGGAAGACTTGGAGGCAGCACCACCTGCATCAACCACATGAGCGGCATCAGTTTTGGCCTGTGCAAGCAGACCAGGGAAACCTTTGCTGTCGTTGCCCGTGCCGTAATAGAACTGCGAGCCGATGTATTGCATGGAGGCTTCAACCACACCGGAGGCATGGTTTTCGAGCAGGCGGCCACGGTCGCGTGCGCCATCCACGACCTGCGCATCCACAGCGATCTGATGATCGAGGATGTGCGTCTGGAAAGTGCGCGTTTCATAGCTGGACTTGCTGCGTGCGACGCCCTCGTTGGCATTGCGGAAACGAACGGTGGGCAGGCCAGAGCGCACCGTCAGTTCCATCGTGGTGCCGAGAATGGTATCGGCTGGAACTAGAGCGAGTTCAGGTGCGAGTTTAACGGCTTCCTCAATGAGTGGGTAGCCGATGCCAGCGTCGAGCTTGGCGATGTCGAGAAGAGTGGGGACCATAATGATGATGGAGAGTTGGCGGTTTTAAAAAAGGGATCAGGCTTTGGTGAACTGGCGGTTCCACTGCTCAGCGGCTGTGGCGGGTTTGGTGTCACCGGCGGGAGTGATCTTGGCAGGCACCTGCGTGCCCATTTCAGCGGCGATCTGTGCAGCCTTGATGGCGGCACGTTTTTCGAGATCCTGCTCGCGAGACTGAAGATCACGCACCTGGACATCGAGTTCGCCACTGCGCTTGGTGAAGCGCTCCACCTCCGCCTGAACAGCCACGAGCTGACCCTTGAGCGTGTCACGCTCGGTGCAGGTCTGTTGCAGGAGAGCTTGCTGCTCCTGCTCCTTGGAAAGGAGTGTGGCTTTGAAGGTTTCGACTTGGGCGGAGGCGTCAGTCATCGAGCCCTCGCGGGCTTTGGCGTCGGCTTCCAAGGTTTGAATGCGCGCGAGCGCTTCGCTGAGTTGTTCTTCGGCAGTTTTCATCGGAGTGGATGTCCGGGATGGCGTGTCAACTCGGGCCGTGTGCATCGAGCGCAGCCGGGCGATCACCTCGTCACGACTCTTGGCCATGCCGGCCAGATTGAGGCGCTGGGCGTTGCGTGCGCTAAAACTCTGACCTTCCATCGCGGTGTCCGGGATCTTGCGACCACGCGCGAGCACGGCGGTTTTGAAGTCAGCGGCGACTTCTTCAAGGTCTGATTGGATCAACGCACGCTGCTCTTCACTCAGCGACACGCCGGGCGTGCCCATGCCCTTGAACTTGCCTGCGGCGAACACTTCTACTTTCAATCCCTGGCTGCGGAACTTTTCGGCGCTGTCGATGAACGGCAGCATCACACCGATGGAGCCCACACGCGCACTTGGCGTGGCATAGACGGCATCGCACTGGGACGCGATCCAGTAGGCAGCACTGCACATCTGGCCTGCGCTGAAGGCGTGGATGGATTTGAGCTTGGCGGCATCAGCAACTGCCTGGGCCAGCTCGGGCGTTCCACTGACCGTTCCGCCCGGTGAGTCGATGTCCAGGAGGATGGATTTTACTGCATCCTGAGCGACCGCTTCTTGAATCGCCTCCGCCACCTGGTTCATGTCGGTCGCGCCAAAGAGCAGCGAGGAAATCAGATCCGGGTCGCGCATCAGCGGGCCGTGGATGCGGATGATGCCAACGCCATCCTCCACAGATAGCAGCGGGTTAGATGAAGGCTCAGGCAGCGTCAGACGAGCATCGAAGAACGCCACGGCTTGAGCCGCCATGCTGTGCATGGCCTCGGAGGTGATGAGCCAGGGCTGGCGGGAGAAAAGCGAATCAAGCGCGGTCACGCCCCGCTTGGAGTGTCAAAACTATCTCACATCCCCGGTTGAATTGTTTGTGCCGATGGTTCCAATTATTTTATGAGCAACGACGATTTCCACCGAATCTTCTTCGAGCGTTATGCAGAGCAGGATGAAACCCTCGATGAAGGGTGGTTTGAGGCATTCTTTGAAAAGGCCTTCCGCAGCGGTCACCCTGCTGAGATGGACATCGAGTGGGACAATGAAACTGACAGCGGGAATTTCGCCTCTGGAGATGAAAGTGAGCGGATCTTTTCGTTTTCTGACGAGGAATTTGTCACCTACTGGACTCAATCCAGTTTCAATGGTGTCCAAGGTCCTTTTGAAAAATACGACGAGGCCGTGGAGGCGCTTGGTTATGATTCAGCTTCGTTTCCGCCGCCACCGCCTGAGCCTGAAGAAGACGGCGAGGGTGCCGATTGAATTGTTTGATTGCCACTAGGCTTCCACAGCATATCCAGAGGCACACCGTACTTGGTGGCTGTCTCGAGTATCATCTTCGCATCGCGGGCACGACGCTCCAGTTCCTCGCCGAAGTCTGCGCCGAGTTCTTCATAGTGATCGCTGATGGTCTTGAGACCCATCTCCACATCCGAGCGATTCTGCTGCGCTTCACGGCCCGCATCGACGCTGAGCTTGCGAGGGCACACGCAGCTAATTTTCCACCATCCCTGGACGGCAGGCAAGTCGCCACGATCAATGGCATCGCCGATCACATAGAACCACACGGGCTTGATGAAGCGCTGGATGAGGATCATCTGGCGATACGAAAAACGTCGGTCCGCTTTGGCCACCACCAGGCGCACGCCTGCACCGCCTACCTTGGACGAATCCGCCGCGAACTCATACGGTAGAACGCCGAGCGCGGCATCCCGGCGCAGATGCTCCAGAAAGCCGGTGAAGGTGGGTGACGGGCGTTTTGATTCAAACGAGTCGAGCGACTCATTGGTTTTGAGTGCCACGAGTTTGCCGCCGGTGATGCGTTGCAGGCTTGTGGGATCACTGGTTTCAGCTTGTTCAGCCTGCCCACCTTCAATGGCGAAATCGGAATCGTCGCCGAGTTCACCCGTCTCGGTTTTGAGCACGCGCGTCACATCGCAGTTGTCCTTCACGGCGTGCTTCTCCAGAGCGAGCAGTTCCATCTCATCGAGGATATGATTGATGGAATGCTGAATGGTGGGGGCGTTGCGCACAGAGGTTGCCTGCTCCGGCTCAAACACATGCAGCACGCTTTGGGCGGGTAGTTCGCGTGCGGATTGATCCTCAAGCACGCGGTAGGAGATCGGTGCGCCCCAAGCGTCCAGTGTGATGCCATGGAACGATTGCATGGAAGTGTTGCCTTCACCGATGCGGTGCGACTCGATCAATTGCAGCGAGGCAATGCCAAGGCGGCTGCGCGTGAGATGGATGAAGTATTCGCCGTCCACATCCATGCCTCGGCAGACCAGCGATTGAACTTCCTCAAAGCTGAACCGTCCGGTGATTTCACAGCGCGTGGACCAGGCACGGAAGTAAGCTTCCGCCTGGCGATTCCAGGTCACGTCGTCTGACTGTGCCTGCGGGCGAATGCCGTCCCCCGTCGAATAGATCGCCATGTTATTGACCATCTCGCGCACGAAGCCTGAGTTCTTAGCGAGATAGCGAGATCGGCGCACCAGTTCGCGATGAATCTGAGGCGTGAGATCACGCTTGGCATCACGAGGTGCAGGACCAGGCACCGTGCCGCGTCGAGGTGAGGCGTTGGCTGATTCATAGACCGAAGACCAGGCCTTCGGCAGCAGGGCAGGGGGCAGCCATTGGGTCGCCCATTGTTGAAGACCGTTCATGGGTGCAGATGATGAATGAATGAAGTGGTAATCCGGCGGCGACGTCCATAGGTGCCTGGGGCGAGCACGCGCAGCGCATGGCTGCATTCCTCCAGTGTCTCCTTCACGGTCATGGGAAACTGCTTGGTGGCGTTGGAGCCGCTGTCGCCCCAGCTCATTAGTGTCTTGCCTTCCATGAGCATCTCTTTGGCTTTCGCCTGGATGCTGAGTACTTCTGCGACGGTGAACCCGACAGTGAACAAACCTTGCGCCATGCTCGGGCGTGCGCTGTCAATTCGATTGACATTGTATCGTTTAGCGATACAAATAGTTTAAGACGTGATTGACTCCTTCCTCTGCAAAGACACCGCCCAACTTTGGTCGATTGGACGCAACAAGCGCTTCGCGATGATTGCGTCGGTCGCTTTGCGAAAGCTGGCGATGCTCGATGCTGCGGATGTCATAGACGACTTACGCGTTCCACCCGGCAACCGGTTGGAGGCATTGAAAGGAGAACGGTCAGGTCAGCACAGCATACGAATCAACGCCCAGTGGAGACTTTGTTTCAGATGGCAGGATGGCACTGCGTTTGATGTCGAAATCACCGATTATCACTGAACAACCTTATGAAAACGAAACATACCATCCCTCTTGGTCCCGCGTCCGTTTTGCCAGGAATGATCCTCTTGGAAGAATTCATGACGCCTCTTGGTCTGTCTCAAGCCAGTCTTGCCGCCAAGATGGGGGTTGGGCGCATGCGTATTAACGAGATTATTCGAGGCCAGCGTGCCATCACGGCGGAGACTGCGATTCTTCTTGGCGAGGCTCTTGGAACCAGCGCGCGTTTTTGGATCAACTTGCAGACCAGCCACGATCTGGCGAAGGCAGCCATTAAGAGGAAAACACCTTTGAAGCACAAGCTTGCAGCCTGACTTGTTCAACGAGTTGTGGACTCCTTCACGTCACGTTTGATCTCATCGACGGCGAGGCGGATGTAGTTCACGTCCGTTTTCACCACATCAGTGACACGCTCCAGCATGTTAATTTTGACCTCGTGGGATTCGATGCGCTGGCGGTCCTCGTTGCGCAACAACTCCAGGTGACGAAGCGTGCTGGTGTGAACGCCCCAGGCTGTGGCACCAGCAATGACGAGCGACAGGATCTGCACGAGATGCCCGAGACTGATGGTGGAATCAAAGCGTGGCTGGGTCATGCACCGATGAGCTTGAGGATGGATGCGGGCGTGATGAACCCGAGCGTGTTGAGCGTGCCGCTGCCTTTTAGAAATCGAATGCGATGAGTGATCCAGTCGCCCTCACGTTCTTTAACGTCTGAAATTGGATCGAGCGAGGTGTTGCCCTCGATGGTGGCCATACTCACACCACGGAGGGCGGTGACGATGCCGGCATGACCATTGCTGGTGCTGCCATGACGTGCGAGCCAGATCGAGCCTGGCACGGCACTCTCGGAGAGCAGACTCAGGTTGCGGAAGTTACCCGCGCTGGTGACGCAGTGTGGCGTCATCGTTGCCTGCCAGCGTTTGATTTGATCAGGCGTGGCCGCGAGCGAACGCAGCGCGGCGAGCACCATGCCTTCAGCGAACGCCGCGCAGTAGGCCCAGCCGGGTTCCCATGGCGATTGGCGCATCAGTGAACGCAGTTCATCGACCAGAGCACGATCATTGCCGGGCGTGTTGGGATTGTCCCAGTCTGCGTTTGGCTTGACCTCACGCAGGCCGATGAACCGGCTTGCCTGCCGAATGATGCCTTGGGCCAGTTGGTCGCT